TATCTCCTTAAAGCATATCATAAAATAAGGAAGCGGCATCTTTTTGTTTACCAGACTTCCTCAACCGTGTACGCTTTGCTTTTAGTGCTTCAGCAGCTGTATCTTCCTTCGATTTTCCTCTTCCGGCTTTTTGTACTTTAGGAACTTTTCTGACTGCTTTCTTCTTCGGAGCTATTTTCTTGGTTAGCTCATCATATTCCATAGCTTTCTTAATTACTAGAACGCTACGATGGTCAGCTAACTGATTTATCTCTTCTGGTCGAAAACCTACTGAAGTA